CAATCAATAGATGATCTAAAAGACAGTATAAAAAAAGACAATCAAGATCAAAAAAATTTAGATCAAGAAACAAACAGACAATCATTCGTTGAAAGATTAAAAGATAGATTAGGTCAATCTAAACTATTTGGCGGTTTAAAAAACTCAATAGGAACATTAGGAACTAAATTAGGTTCAGCTTTCACAAGATTTACAGCACCACTTAAAGACTTTCTTGGTAGCACAGTAGGAAAGATTGCAGGGTTTAGTTTGGGCACTATCGCTTCACTTGCAGCCGCACTTGCATTTGTAAATAGTGATATGTTTGAAAAAATGATAGATTTCTTAGCAAAAAAATTGCCTGGTGTCATCGAAAAATTTGTAGATTTTTTTGGAGAAGTGCGTGATGCTTTTGTAGAAACAAACGAAAATATTCAATCTTTTCTAGCGAACCCAGATGTGGATACATTTAAGGGTTTGTTTTCTGACGTAGGCCCAATAGTAAAAGCCCTTGGTATATTATTACTATTACTAAATCCTTTAACAGTGTTACGACTTGGTAGAAATGCATTATTTTTATCTTTTGCAGCATTAGGTGGATTATTTAAAAAAGATGGTCTTATTATGAAAGGTATCAATAAACTATTTGGCAAGGCAGATATCACAAAAGACGTAGATAACTTAACAAAGAAAGATGGTGCATTTTCAAAATTCAAAGATTTATTTGGTAAAAATGGTAAACTTGCAACAAACATAGCAAAAATAGGTGCAAAGATTACAGCGGCTGCAACCGCACTTGGTACTACTTTAGGTCTTGCAGATGATCCAGCCACAAAGAGTAAAAAGGCGGCAGGTATTGATAAGAAAGGCCCCGATTTGAAGAAATCCTCGGCCCCCAAAGGCCCTGGGTTCATTTCAAAGGCATTTCAGAATGCTAGATTGGCAAAAGGTGCAGGTCTTGTTGGAGTTGTACTTACAGCAGGTTTTGCAGTTTTTGATACAGTCACCGCAGGTTTTGAAGAAGCATCTAGACAACTTGATAAAGAAAACCCTGATAGAGCAGGTTCTAGGTTTGGACGTGCAATAGAAGTTTTCAAAGCATCACTTGCAGGTCTTGTAAATAGTCTTACTTTAGGATTATTTGATATTACTAAAGAGGATTTTACTATTGATATGACTAAAGTACCTGAGGAGTTTGGTGGAACTGGTGGTAGTATCTTTAGTTTCAACACTGATGCAGGTAATAAAAGTTCATTTCAAACTAATACTGAAAAAATGATTACTGATGTAATGGGTGGTGGTGAAGGCAATCTTGCAGAACTTAAAAGAAGATTAAATCAAGATAATGTTCAGAATGAAACTAAATTCACACAGTTAAAATCAGATCTGACTGAAGCAGTTGCATTGTTAGAGCAAAGACAATCATTACTTGAAGAATTAGATAGAGGTATTATGAATACTGCGGCAGCAGTAAATGTTGACGCAAGTTCAAACAGTGTGAATAACACACAAAATACAAGTCGACCTATTGTAGGTATGGATTTCTTAACATCAATGGCACTAGCCGCAAGACCTTCAACATAAAAAAAGGGCGCCGAAGCGCCCTCTAAATTATAGTTCTAATTCATCCTCGTCAACTTCGATGAAGTGCAAAAGACTTTTTATTTCATTACCGTCATCATTATAAAGTTCATGAAGACCTCTTCTAAGTATATTTCTTGCTGTCCATTCAGCGGCATGACCATGTATTCTAGGTTGTGTGAACTCTTTTTGCATAACATTTTTACTTACGTCTAAAAATTTAGTTTCGATATGTTTAACAGATTGAGTTGTCACAGACTCTACAGAATCATTTGCTTCAAGAAGTTTTGCAAGTCCACAAAGTAAAATGACTGACATTTTTTTATCAGTATGTCCTCTTGGTTTACTATATGCAGTTCTGATTATTTCTGATGATTGCACAAAATATTCATGTCCTATATTATCATATTGTTTTTGAAAATAAGCAAGACCTCCTAGTGTATATGCATCAATGTCTTCGTTGACACCTTCAACATCAAGTTTACATTTTTTTAATAACTCTAATTGTTCAAGAGCAAATTTGTCTCTGAATACTATTTGTGATTTAAATATTTCTTCTCTTTTCATCGTTTCACTGTCGGCATTTCTAATTTTGAACATTTTTGCTTCTTTTCGTAATTGATCTTCTTGAGAAGAATTTGAATCATGTTTAAATATTGATGCAGGTATTTTTTCCTTACCTACAATAGCTGCCATCAATACTCTATGGAAACCATCCCAAACAAAATGTTCACCACCTGTTCTTACTGCAACGTCAACATGACCTGCGACTTCACAATCAAAACCACCAGCCATTTTTAATTTATTGATTAATTTTACAACTTTAAGTTTTCTTTGATATGTGAGATCAACATAAAGATTATCAATCAATATGCCCTCATCTTTATTATAATCGTTAAGTATTTTTAATTTATTTGTAGTTTCTGTTTGAAAGTTTTCTATATTTAATAGGGTATCTTTTATTTTTTTAATCGATACGATACCTTTTAGATCACCGATTGTTCTTATTGCTATATTTTTTTTCATAACTGACTCCTATAGTAGTATGTTTTTGTATTGACGCTATGCAATACATTGTTATTTATATAAAAAAGGGCGCCGAAGCGCCCTCTAAGGATAGACTAAGGTTTAAGATTATGCGTAAACGCCATCGATTGCGGCAAGGCCTGCGGCAATGATTTCTTTCGAAGGTTTACCAATTCTGTAAGAAGTTCCGTTCTTTACAGATTTGTTTGCGTACACACAGTGTCCGTCTTCTCTTAGTTTCTCAACTACAGCTCTTGGTCTCTGTAGATTGAAAGTTGCTTTTGCGTCAGCCCAAGTGACTGTCTCGCCTCTTAATAATGCATTAAGAAACTTTGTTGAGTTCGCAAGTTTTTTTCTTCCCATAATATTACTCCTTTTAGTAAATAAGTTTTTTAAGAAATTAAACATAATATATTTCCTTTATTTGTTATTGATATTAATATAACACAATATCAAGGGTATTGTCAACACCCTTTTTACAGGGTGCGACAATATTGACCAGATTAGGAATTTGCCAACTTTTCGAAATATGACATTGTATCATCCTCTTCAATACTCTCAGGTGTAGGAGTTGTATCTGTTGCCTGTGTTGAAGGGGCTGTTGATGCAGTTGGTTTAGTTTCCTTTACCTCTGCGATTCCGTCTGCCACATTTCCGATTGATACTGTACCAGATAGTACAACATCTAATCTAGTTTTCAATTCATCGTATGATTTAAAGTTTGATTGACTTGTAAATTCAGATAATGCAAATGCCTTTGAACAAACGTCCTCAACTTTCGCTTCATCATCAAACAATTTAGAAGGTGCTTCGAACTCTGACTTGTCGTAGTTCCAATAACCATCAACTTTACGAATCTTTAATTTAAAGTTCGCACCTGAGAATGGGTCAAATGGATTGACAGGTGTCTCGTCCTCAAACTCTGGTTGCATTGCAGCCAATAGTTTGTCATAAATTTTCTTACCATATTTAAATAAGAAAACTTTACCTTCGTTTTCTGGGTGTTTTGGATCACTTACAACGTAAATGCTTGAGTAGTATGATAACTTTCTCTTTTGTTTACGAGCGATCTCTTTATCAGATTCAATACCTGTATTCCAAAGTTTTGAATTATATTCTGATACTGGGTCTTTACCTCCGATTGAGGTAAGTGAGTTCTCAATATACCATTGTCCTGTAGGACCTTGGAATGCATGAGTATAAACCTTCGCCCAAGGCAAGTCCTCACCATGCACTGCAGGTAAGAATCTTAAAACGGCATATCCGTTACCAGACTTATCCAACTCTGGTTTCCATAACCTTTCATCAGTGTATGATTTTTTTTCTTGAGGTTGGTTTTCTTCCTTGACAGCACCGAGTAGTTTGTCAAGAGAATTATTTTTACGTATGTTATCTAATGTCATCGTATGTCTCCTATGTTATCGTATGTTAATAGTTCTACGTTTTTACAGTCCATAATTTTAGAATTATTAATATATCTAAAATCATTTCCTACCCATTTAAACTTGACTTTGTTAAATTCATTGAAAGTCATGAATAATTGGGAACGCCAATTGACAGCATTAAAACCTTTTGCCGTTTCGGGTAAATAGTTTTTACTGCCTTTGTATATATTATTTATGTGATCATCATATGTAGATAGATCAAACCCAAACATATATACCTCTTCTGCACCATTTTGACAAGCAAGATGAACTGCTGTAGATCCAGCCGACCAATCTTTAGGATCACTTATTGATTCTATTTTATCGACTTGTGGATTGTCATAAATGATATGCAAACCTAAATCTTTTTTCATTTTTAATTGTAAATCTTTTTTATCTAAATGTGGAAACTCGTCTTTAATTTCGTTAACTTTTTGTTCTACCACTACTGGGTGTGAACCATTTATTATGCATGTGCCGTAGTCAAATCCATATTTAAATATTTGATTATCTTCAAAATCTTTAGTAAATGTTTCTATCATGAAAGGTTCACTTGGTATAGGATTCCAATCAGAAAACCAACATTTATGATTTTTAGGATAATCATTATCATAGACTTCGCCTTGCATTGCGTAATCTACAACAACTAAATTATCTACAGCGGTGTCTCTATAGATTGCATTACAACCCCAAGACACACCTCCATAGTTTTTTACAGAAAAACCCTTACGACTTTCACCGTTTCCATATACAAAATGTCTATTGGACTGCACGTTTCTCAAACTTTTTTGTAAATGGTTTCTTAAAGGGTTTGTTTGTAATCTTAGCAATCTTTTGACCAAGATCACTTAACTGTCTTTGCAACATTGCACAATCAAATTCTAATTCTCTGATTGTTTCTTGTTGATTGATGATAGTCTGTTTTGCAACTTCTAACTCATCAACTCCAGCCTTTTCAAATGCTTGTTTGAAATCAGACATGATTTATTCCTTTATTAGATTAATTAGCTTTACTTTACATTTATTTTTGTCTATTGTCAAGAACTTTTTATACTTATTCATAAGTTTTTTTACATCTTTCCATATCATATCATCATCATTCCATTTTTTCTGAAAGTGTGTCAATTCGTCTAATATGATCATTGTTTCCATAGACAATCTTTTTCCAAGATACTCTCTTAATAGTAAGGGGTGAGTATCGCCCCACTCAAATAATTCTTCAAATCTTTCTGCATATGGTGTTAGTTCACTAACAAAATTATATGATAATGATTGTGTTTTACGTTTCCATTCTTTATAAACTTCATCATCAAACTTTCCTACCCAACCACCTTTACAAGCCACATAGTTTGATACCAGATATGCTTCTATTTCTTCTTTTGTGTTATATTTCCTAGATAATCGTGCAAAAAAAAATCTATCTTTTCTTTTGTAAAAACTATCTCTCTTTGTTTTTGTTTTACCTGAAAATTTATGATAGTCATAATTTTCTCTACTAAAATGTGCCTTGATGGCACAATACATTAAAAAGACATCTGCCGCATCCATTAAACAGGCAACTTGCCAACTCCAATATCATCATTTAATAATTTAAGTTCTCTAGCATTTGCTTCTATTTTATCTTTTAATGCTTTTGTTATTAGTTTGCTTACACTTTCAACTTCTACTTCATTTTTATCACAGTAATATAAAACAGCATCTAAATGTGTTAATCGTTTTTCAGATGCTATTTTTTCTATCTCAAGTGAAAAAATTTTTGGAGTCTTCTTAAATATATCCATAAATTATTTTTTTGTTTTTTTCTTTTTGGTTTTAGTTTTTGTTTTCTTTTTATCTTTTTTAGGTTTTACTTGTTTTTCCAATTCGTCAAATGTAGATACTACTCTATTCGATTTATTGGTTGTTGTTTTACGAACACTAACAAGTATACCAATGATTGCTATAAAACTAATTAAAGATAAGAAAATCAATGTGTTTCCGTCCATAATATACTCCTTTTTATAGGGATTAACCTTGATCCCTTTCGTGTGTATTTCGGCACAACCCGTTGAACAGTCGGTGTTTCTGTTGCCGGGTACACCGATCAAACCCCGACTACCTAGTTAGGCAGCCATTGCATACTCATATTGGTCTGCATTTAAAAATGAAATCTCAGTTAGGATACTTACTATAAGTCAAACCTATTTCACCCCCTAATTCGGGGTTTATCTGGTGGAGGTGGTGGGT